GGACGCATGACACACCTATCACCTAACATGGCACAAGTACCAGCAGTATCTGCACCGTTCGGTACTGAGTGCCGCTCATGTTGGACAGTGGATGAAGGTAACAAGTTGGTTGGTATAGACGCCAGCGGTTTAGAGTTACGTATGTTAGCTCACTACATGGACGACGAGAACTATACTAATGAACTACTCAATGGCGATATTCATACAGCTAATCAACGAGCAGCTAAACTTGAGAGCCGCCCTCTTGCGAAAACATTCATTTATGCGTTTCTGTATGGAGCCGGAGATGCTAAGATCGGAGCTATCGTTGGAGGAAATAGCGTTACTGGACGCAGACTTAAAGAAACATTTCTTTCTAACACGCCGTCTCTTGAAAGAGTTAGAAGAGATACTCACGGACAGGCTGCATCGGGCGTCCTTGTTGGACTCGACGGACGAAAGCTCAGAGTCAGATCAGAACACGCCGCGCTGAATACATTACTTCAAGGTGCTGGAGCTATCGTTATGAAAGAAGCTCTGGTACACTTAGCTGATAAGCTACGAAACATACCACACAAATTTGTTGCTAACGTCCATGACGAATGGCAAATAGAAACACCAGCACACTACGCTGATACGGTTGGACGTATGGGTGTACGTGCTATCAGGCTTGCCGGAGAGACACTCAGCCTACGGTGTCCATTAGACGGCGAATATAGAGTAGGTAACAATTGGGCAGAAACTCATTAAGGAGAAACTTATGTCTGCAAACAAACTACCACCCATCACTGTACGCGGTACCGTCTACTGGTGTGAGCGTAACAAGCTCAACAAGTACAGTAACAAGTATCAAGTACAGCTTGGTAACCTCAGCGAGAAAGCTGTTGAGGCCATTGAAGAGATGGGCATTGCACCTAGCAACAAAGGCGATGACCGTGGCTTCTTTATCACCATGAAGAGCAACAACCCTATGCGTCTAACGGATGAGAACGGTGTTGAGATTCCTGAAGATGTTCTTATCGCTAACGGATCTGAAGCTATCGCTGTTGTAGGATACTATGACTGGTCTGTTGGTACAGGACGCTCACCATCCATGATCAAGATGAAGGTTACTAACTTGATCGAATACGCTGACAACTCAGTATCTGAAGCGGAAGCGTTGTGATCCTGATTGATGGTGACATTGTGGCTTATCGTTGTGCATTCAAGTGCAATGATGAGTCAGTCAAGACTGCCTGTTATACTACGGGCAGTTTCTTGTCTGATATGGTAAGCGATCTATACACTATGATAGACGGCGAACCAGACTACCGTGTCTACCTAACAGGTAAGGGTAACTTTCGTAATGACATAGCTGTTACTGCGCCTTACAAGGGTAATCGTAAGGACAAAGAAAAGCCTGTACACTTGGAAGCTATACGCAAGTACCTGATCGAAGACTGGAATGCTGTTGTATCAGAAGATGAGGAAGCAGATGACTTGATTGCTATCGACGCTACCGCCATCCCTGACAGCATCATTGTTAGTCTCGACAAGGACTTTCAACAAGTACCGTGCAAGCACTACAACTTCAACAAACGTGAACTGTCTTCTGTTAACGAAGAGGAAGGTCTGTTATTTTTTTATCGTCAGATCATCATGGGTGACAAAGCTGATAACATTGTCGGTGTGTATGGTATCGGGGATAAGAAGTCTCAGAAGCTTCTTGAAGGACTGTCAGAGATAGAGATGTTCAACAAGTGCGTTGAGTTGTTAGAGTCTGAAGAGCGTGTCATTGAGAACGCTAGGCTGCTTTGGCTACGTCGTGAACCTAATCAAACATGGGAAAGACCAAGTGAAGAGAACGAGACGTAACGTACCGAAAGGTTATGATAGCTGGTTCGAGTATGATCTTCACCAGAAGTTCAAGAGATGCGAGTACCATGTTAACAAGCTAACGTACACTCAGGTTAAAACGTATGAGCCTGACTTTGTATATTACAGTGGTGATTACACTATATATATTGAAGCTAAGGGGAGGTTCCGTGACAGAGCAGAAGCGAAGAAGTATGTTGATATTAGCCGATGCCTTGGCGAGAAGGAGACGTTGGTCTTCGTCTTCCAAAACCCAAGAACAGCTATGCCCGGAGCAAGACGTAGAAGTGACGGGACAAGATACACCATGCAAGAATGGGCAGACAAACAGGGATTCACATGGTACACACCAGAAACCTGTCCTGTCGGATGGAGTAAAAAGCAATGACTAGACACCTAGTAATACCTGATACTCAAGTAAAACCGGGACTGCCTAACCAGCATCTGTACTGGGCTGGTAAATACGCAGCCGCTACAAAGCCTGACGTCATCATTCATCTGGGGGATCACTGGGACATGCCAAGTCTCAGTAGCTATGACGTAGGTAAGAAGTCCTTTGAGGGACGGCGGTATACACTTGACATTGAAGCTGGCATCGAAGCTATGAATCAATTCATGTTACCTATCCACAAAGAACAGGAGCGATTGCGTAGTAACAAAAAGAAGACATGGACACCACGGATGGTATTCTTGTTAGGCAACCATGAACAGCGTATCGAACGTGCTATTGAAGCCGACCCTAAACTAGAAGGACTGATGAGCTATGATCATTTCTTATTGGACGAAACCGGTTGGGAAGTTGTACCGTTCCTTGAGCCAATCATCATTGATGGTATCGCTTACTGTCACTACTTTACTAGTGGCGTCATGGGTAGGCCAGTAACGTGTGCAAAGTTGATGTTGCAAAAGAAGTTCATGTCATGCATTATGGGACACGTGCAAGACAGAGACATAGCTTATGCACGTAAAGCAGACGGTACTAACATCACTGGTTTGTTTGCTGGTATCTATTACAACCATGATGAGGACTACTTAAACCCTCAAACAAACGGTAGCTGGTCTGGGATATGGATGCTCAACGAAGTAGACGACGGTTCCTTTGATGAGTTACCGATCAGCATGAACTATTTAAGGAGAAAGTACGGATGAGTATTGACAACGCAACTCCAGAAGATTGGGATACAGTAAGAGCATTGAACAATCTTTCTATCAGGAAGGCAAAGAAGGTAGACCCAGTGGAGCAACCTGATCACTACAACAAAGGTGCTATTGAGGCTATCGAAGCTATCAAGGCTTCCATGCCAGCCAATGAGTTTCGTGGTTATCTGAAAGGCAACGCACTGAAGTATCTGTGGCGGTATGATTACAAAGGCAAACCCATCGAAGACTTACGCAAGTGTCGATGGTACATTGATAGATTAATTAAGGAACTAAACGAGTGAAGAAACTACTTCCGTTATTGCTTCTAGCAGGCTGCGTTACTGAGCCTGACACAAGGATCTGTGCTGAATACGGTTCATACACGATTGTAAAAGAAAGATGTATACCCATGTACGGTTCTTTGATTTGTGTAGAAGAGGAAGTAACAGAAGTGTTTTGTAAACGATATTTTGAAGAGGAAAATTAATGGACGCATATCAACAATACATTCACAAGTCCCGCTACGCACGTTACCTACCAGACGAGCAACGGCGTGAGACTTGGGAAGAAACAATCGACAGGTACCTAAACTTCTGGGTTGAGAAGGGTAAGCTCACTCTTGAAGAAGCCAATGGTATCTTTTCAGACATTCATAGCTTAGATGTTATGCCTAGTATGAGGGCTTTGATGACTGCTGGTGAAGCACTAGACCGTGATAATGTTGCTGGCTTCAACTGTAGTTACATGCCTATCGATCACCCCAAAGCGTTTGACGAAATGATGTACGTCCTAATGTGCGGTACAGGCGTAGGTTTCAGCGTTGAACGTCAATACGTATCAAAGCTACCTGAAGTAGCGGAGGAATTTCATGACACCGATACCGTTATACACGTCGCCGACTCTAAAATTGGCTGGGCTAAAGCATACAGAGAACTTATTAGCTTGCTCTATTCGGGTCAGCTTCCAAAGTGGGACGTATCTGGAGTACGATCTGCAGGCGCAGCCCTTAAGACCTTCGGCGGTAGAGCATCTGGTCCAGAACCTCTTGTCGATCTGTTTAACTTCACCGTTGACATCTTTCGGGAAGCTCATGGACGTAAACTCTCCTCAATCGAATGTCACGATCTCTGCTGTAAGATTGCACAGATCGTCGTTGTCGGGGGAGTTCGCAGAAGTGCTCTCATCAGTTTGTCTAACCTCACTGACGATAGACTCCGACGATGCAAGTCAGGCCAGTGGTGGCAAGACAAT